CTCGGCTGCCAGATAAGTAACATCTGAAATCAGCACTGATCCGTAGTTCGTCATTTCGGTCACTATGCAGTCAAAGGCCTTTCCGCCTAGTGTCCTATCCGATTCTACCGCAAGCGAAACGGATGAGTCTCCGGTGCTTGAGCAGTAGGCATCGAGATTTCTTTGGGCAGTTCTTTCATCTACCCTGCCAACAACTACTTGAACGGCGAAGTTGTATTCGGTCATTCCCCGCTTGAAGTCTTGGTGATATTGCACTCTTGCAAGTTGCACGATTGCGATTGGAGGAGATGGGTTGTCGGGGATAGTTGGGGAAACTCTCAGCCCCGGAATGGTTGCTAGGTTCGTAGCAAGCCCATCACGCAGCTCTGTGATTGAGGCCACTATGCCATCCTGATTTTGCGGTATGGGTCAACTAGGTGCTGGACATCTGGGTCGAGTCTAAAGCCGACACGCATCGAGCCAAGCTCTCCGCTGATAATTCCTAGAGGCGAGTCAAGTCGCTTGAAGATTCTTGAGGCAAGAATGACAGTTGCCTGAGTGATTGCAATCGGCACTGCGGTCCAACCCCAAGTGCCGACTATCTCGACTGTAGCTTCGCCGTTGCGGTATGGGAACAGGTAGTCCTCAATCGCCCTGATCTGGTAGTAAGAAGTTGTCACTCCACCTGCTCGACCATTCAAGGGCTCTGCTTGCCAGTCTTTAGCTTCCCAAGTGGTGTCAAAGGTCTCGCCGTCTTCGGATGTCCTAACTCTGGTCAGGGTAATGAAGTCCTCGGTCTCGCAGACATAGTTGTCAATAGGTGCGAAGATTTTGGTAGCAGTGCCTGCGTTGTAAAAGTAACGCTCGGTGTAAGAGTCAATCTGGCGTGAGGCTGATTCGATTGCCATCTCTAGTAGCGGATCGTCAATGCCGTCAGCTATCCCTAGTGCTGCCTTGAGCTGTAAAAGTGTGCAATAGCCTTGCGTAATTGCCATGAGATTCCTCCGCCTCTATTCTACCGACATTGTTCTGACCATCTCCGAAATCATCGGCCCTCTGAGGTAGCGGCTATTCCGCCAGAGCAGTCGGTTGGTGTAGCTAAATTTGGTTGCAAGTCTGCGGTCAATCAGGTTCGTTATGGTTGGTATTACTTCGATATCATCTCTACCTAGTCGCTTGGCAATCATCTTCACTAGGTCGTATTTGGAAACCCAGTCATCGGGGACTAGGTGCTGAGTTCCAGCCAACAGGTAATTTTGTTTCATTATCCCTGCGACTACCCTTGCAAACGCCTCAGTTGTCACGCCGTTCCAGTAGTGATTGACAAAGCCGTTTATCCTTGCGCCTTCTGGTTGGTTCTTCACCCAATCGAATAGCGAACCTGTGCCGTTCGCTCCGATTATTGAGCATCGCAGATTGAGCCAGTTCGCTGCCGAGACCTCGCCTCGCTTCTTGCTTACGCCGTAAGGGTCGGTTGCGTCTCGCTCTGATTGTTCTGTATAGAAACCTTTGTCACCTGCGAACACGCAGTCAGTTGCAATCTGAATGAAGTAAAGGTCTTTGCGAGTTGCAAGCAGGTGAGGAAAATCGCCGTTTATCTTTTCCAGCTTTTCTACTGTTGGCTTCTTCTGTGGAATTGCTCCGATGCAGTTGATGACAACATCGCCTTCGGTCAGCATGAATCGGTCAATCGAGTCGGGTGCTTCATACTCTGAGCGTGTGGGTGCAATCAGGTCAAAAGAAGAAAGCTCTTTGATCATCGCCGAGCCAAGCATCCCCTCAGCTCCCAAGATGAGAACCTTCACCTGAGCGACCTAGCAAGTTCTCTAATTTGTCTCATGCCTTCTGATCTCTGATCAGCTCCGAGCAATGCCCCAGACAGGGTTAGCCGGTCATAGCCTCGGTCATAGACAATTCGCATCGTAGGCGTGTTATACGGCCTTACAAGGCCTGTTTTCCTCATGTGTAGCGCAAGACCCCAGTCGGCGAATCTTATGCCTTCTGGGAAGCCTCCAGAGGCTTGCCAGAGGTCTCTGGTCATGGGGTTAGCACCGCCTAGTGGGAACTCATGGTCAAGGGTCTCAGGATTCCAAATGCACTGCTGAACCGAATCCGAGCCTTTGGTTCTGATCCAGTCGCATACTAGGTTGCAACCCTCGGCTTCGGCTAGGGGAATTGAGTTCAGCCCTCCGGGCAGGAAGTAATCGTCAACATTGCAAAGAGCTATCCACTTGCCAACGCATAGATAGATTGCTTGATTCCAATACTCGGCATAGCTGTTTAGGTTTTCTTTTATTACCCTGACAACACCCTCATTCGGAACGCTTGCCTTGACCGCTTCCCAGTTCTTCTCATCGGTGACAATGTTTATCTCAAAAGGCTTCGTCTCAAGCGACTGCACCCCTGCCCACCATTGAGGCAGGAATTGAGAATAACCATCTCCCCAAATTGCAAGGGGCAGAGAGATTAGACCAGTGTCTTCAGGAATGGTAACCAATAGTGATTCCAGACTTTCACATCGTCAAACTGCTGAGCAAACTTGCGTGAGGTTTCTGAGTAGCGGCCTTCTTCTTTTGTTACCTGATAAGCCTTCTCTAGCTGTTGTGCGATTGATGAGATGTAGGGAACTTTCCACCATGCAATCTGAGCCTCATCCCAGAACAGTTGTCCCTGCACCTTGAAGCCGTCTTCTGCTACTAAGTCCCTCGGACCTGTCCAGTCAGATGCGATGACTCTTGTGCCACAGGCTTGAGCTTCGATGATTGGGATTTCAAATCCGCCACCTAAAGAAACCTGCAAGACAACATCGGCAGCTGAGTAGAAGCCTGCTAAATCTTTGGGGTCAACGCCCAATCGGTAGTCAATTGGGTCAGGGAAAATAACAGAACTCATGTCAAGCCCGCAAGCCTCGGCTAGTCGGGGAAGATGGAAGCCACCATAAACACCTTTAGGTTCGGTATGAATGTAGAGATAAGCGTTCGGGTGTGTCTGTCGGAACATTGCAAAAGCCATCAGAGCCTCGGCGAAAGCCTTTCGGTGAATTGACTTGTTTGCTTTATTAGCCGCATTCATTACGACTAGGAAGTCATCTTCTTTGACACCCAAGAACTCTCTGCCGTCTTGCTTGCCAATCTTGTCGGTTCGCTTGAAGGTGTTGACTGTATCTATCGAGTGCGGAATGTAGATTCCCTCGATGCCGACATCTTGCAGTTGCTCCATGCCGAAGGGTGACATTGCGATCGGAGTTACGTTGTCTTTGTCTAGCCAACGCTTGACCGCAGGAGGCATTGAGATATGGTCTAGCGGTGTCCAGCTCAAGATGTTCGGCCACTCTTCTGTCGGCCACATCTCAGGCTTCAGAACCCAAACATCACAAAGTGTCAGGATGTAATCTTTCCAATCCTTTTTCATCATTTGCATCTTGTGTCCGACTGCAAGTGCATCCTGCGACATCGGCTCATAGCCTCTTGCGTAGTGTGGGATTTCTCCGTAAGGGGTTTTGTGCGTTGAGTTATTTCCTTCTAGTCCGTAGTTCGAGACATGGGCAACATTCGCTCCATGCTTTGCAAGGTTGTCAACAAGTTGCCCGATCTGCATTCCATAACCTGTTGGCTGGTATGGCGAATTGGAGAAGGTTGTAACTGTTAGGTCTAACTGTTCTGGCTTCATAAATTCCTTTCTACCCCCACAATAGCAAAATCCCCCGACTTTGTGCCGGGGGACTTGCTAGATATCTAAGGTTGACTATGCAGCCGAACCCTTGAAAATCTGGAAGTGGCTCTGGTGTGACAGGTCTCCGTCAACACGAAGCATGAAGCGGAAGACGGCAAGGTCGTTAGCGAACTTGAAGTCATCGCTTCTGTCAACACGCAGACCACCTGCAAGACGAATCTTGTAGGAAGGTAGGTGTCCGAATCCGATTGACGCAGCAGCCGAACCAACAGCAGCAACAGCAGGGTTCTCGTGGACTGTGTATCCGAGAAGGCTGTCACGGGTTGCTCCGTTTAGACCAGGCTCGAATAGATAGTATCCGTCTGTGGTCTTTAGCTTGCGAGCGTTGCGGATTGCGGTTGGGGACATGAGCCATCCAGTTCCCTGAAGCTTCCTAACAGCAGGGTCAACTGCGTAGGTCAGGTCAATGAGCTGGTCAGCGGTGAATAGACCACCTGCGATGGTTCCGGATACACCGGTTCCAGCAGCGGTCATAATTCCGTTTGGCTTGTCGCTTCCGTCACCAGTGGTTAGAGCAGCGTTGACTGCGTAACCAATGGAGTTACCGGCTGCACGAGCTAGAACCTCAGCGATGTCAACACCGCTGTCTTCGATCAGCTCACGAGCAACTGGAACTAGGAATGCATACTTGTATGCGCCTAGAGTGATGGAGCTGAAGGTTGGCTCTGACTCGTCAATGGTTGCGCCTGCGGTCTCAAGAACAGCAGTTGCGTAGTTGGTCAGAACTGGAATCTTCAGGTCTTCTCCGCCAGCGGTCTCAAAACGCTCTCCGAGGGAAAGCATTGGACCAACTTCACGAGCTAGGTCATACACTCTTGCAACGAAGGACTGAGGAACAACTCCACCAGCGTTTGATGGGGTTAGAGTTCCACGAGTCTCAAAGTTGTGAGAACGAATCTCACCCTTTGCAAGCGAACGAACATAGTCGTAGTCGGACTTTGATACTTCTGAAACCTCGAAGCCAGAAGTTGCAGCTGCGGCCTTAGCCTCACGCTCTTCTGCCTTACGGATGGTCTCGATTGCGGCTGCTCTCTCGTCAAGGTCTGCGTTGATGCGGTCGAACTTGCCCTGCTCTTCAGCAGTCAAGTCTCTCTTCTCAGCAGCAGCGGAGTCAAGCAGGGCCTTTGCTTCCTCCCATGCCTTAGCACGAGCCTCAGCCTGAGCCTTAATAAAGGACTGTGACATTTTGGTCTCCTAATAGTTTTATTTGACTTCAGCTGCGCTGACGCAGAACTGAAACAGGCGGTGCTTACACTCAACCCTGTTTATATCTTAGCAAAAGGAAAACCCCAGAGGTAGAAAGGATAGACCCTCTGGGGTGGTTACTCGCTAAACCTTGCGATCAGGGGATTCGCTTTTCAGTTGGTTCAATGATGCGAGTTTCCTTTATAGCGGCATACGCCGATGCGCCGCTGTTTCTATCGCTGTCAGCTTTGACTGCGACATCTTTGTTGTCTAGCTTCCAAATGGCATCAGCCCACTTGTCTGCTAGTGAGTAAATCTCT